GCGTGAATATGCTACAAAACGTGCCATGGTAGATGATTGGAAAGAGTTTCCAAAATACATGGAGGAGGATTGGGACCGTTTGAAAGAAGACGGTTACACTGCAGTATTTGGCAACAGTTTGAAGGAAGAGATTAGGCCGGCTGAAAAGATAGCCACTAACTCCATAAGAACCTTCACTGCAGGACCCATAGAAATGACGATACATGGAAATCGTCTCTTTGAGGACATGAATAGAAAGTTTTATGATTCTCATTTGAAAACAGCCAGCGTAGTCGGCTCCACACCGTTGAAAGGTGGATGGGAGCAGTTAATGCGAAAGTTACGCAAATTCCAAAATGGATTTGCCCTTGATGAATCCCAATATGATTCTTCATTGCGTGCTCACTTAATGTGGTCAATAGCACGTTTCCGCTGGCAGATGCTTCGATCTGAGGATAGAACACCTGATAATGAGCAGAGGCTCAAGGTGTATTACCGTAATTTGATTCATACGATGATTCTCACATCAGATGGTGTCTTGATTCTAAAGCAGGGAGGAAATCCCTCAGGATCAGTGAACACTATCTCAGACAACACGTTGATCTTATACATGCTATTAGCATATGCATGGTTAATGATCGCCCCGGCGCAAGTGAGGAGTTATGCAGATTTTGATGAAAATCTAGCCCTAGCCTTGTGCGGTGATGACAACACCTGGACGGTGTCTGATGAAGCGGTGGAATTCTTCAATGCACGATCTGTGATTGAAGTATGGAAAACAATCGGTGTAACTACAACGACCGATAGTTTGGATCCACGACCCCTTGACGAACTTGATTTTCTTTCAGCCCACACGGTATATATCGGTGGGCAAGCAGTGCCTATATATGATAGAAGTAAACTGCTTACAAGTTTGTTATATTCACGTTCTCCTGGTGACCCGTCAATGACGCTTGCTCGAGCTTCAGCCATCCTTAGAGTTGGATGGGCTGACACACAGATGCGGGATTACCTTACCGAACTCATAAGTTACATCGTAAAGGAGTATGGAAGTGTTTTAGCGGATGAGCCTGAATGGCAACGCGCACTGACCCAAATACCCACAGAAGACGAATGTAGGATTTTGTTACTTGGCAAACCAGAAGGAATGCCCCTCCAAAATCAGTCATACAGAACTAGAGAAAGTTGCAAAAGCTGTATAAAAGACGATTTTTTGAAGATGGAGGTAATAGCATTACCACAGAGAAAACAAAGGAAGAGGGTTTATAACCCTAGGAAGAAAACAGTGCCTCAGAGGCCACGCCGTCAGAAGCGTGGTAATCCTAATAGGAATAGGCCAAAAAGACCTCGTAAGAAACAAGGAAGTTTCGGACGAGGCACGTACGGAGGGATGGACCAGAGTGTTGGTCAAACACAGTCCCTTGCCCGCGCTGGTGGAAAAGCCTTGCGTGGTGGCGTCGGTGCTAGGAAAACCGATCGTATTATTGAGCGTGAGTTCATAGGAACGCTCCCCGGATCCGTGGGTTTTTCGGTAGGAATGGCGATTGCGTTGAATCCTGGTTTGATTGCGTCCTTCCCGTGGTTGTCTATTGAGGCAGCGGGTTGGGAGTCGTATCGCTTTAATAAGCTACGATTTTGTTATTACACACGTAAAGGTTCTTCGACTGAC